AGGGTGTCTTATGTGATTTCATCAGAGGATCAGTTTCTTACTTGGGGTTTTGATGGGTGAGAACATGTCTTCATACTGCTCCACCAATTCATCATTGACATCAGCAATATAGATGACCCATTTAGTGTTGATCTCCAGTTCTTTCTGATCCCTATTCAGAAGAGGAGCATAGGGAGCAAATCCAAGTTGACCACCACCAGCAGGGACAGCAACAATGGCATTCTCAATCACAATACTGTCTTCTTTAGTTTCAAGAACAGATGCTACAACATCCTCACCAGAGGACAGACGAATTACTTTTACATTCATTTGAATTCACTTTGTTTTGGATAAGGTAACCAATCATTGTATGTATGACACATATTACAATAATATTCTGCGTGATGCATAATATCTGGTCTTAGAATAATTCTCATAGATTCACAATCACACCACTTACATTTTTTAGGATAATTCCAATCAACAGTGTTATTATTGAACTCTTCCTGTTTTTGGAATTCTCTATGTTCATATTCTAATTGTTTTATATTCCATTCAATCCAACGTTCTTCTTGTTCTTTTGCTTCAATAATCTTTTTTTGTTTTTCTTTTTGCCTCTCCTCTTTCATCATTTTGCGAACCCAAGGATCTTTAGGGTCAATACGTTTTCCTTGTTTAACAGCATCTATAAGATGCTGAGGAGGTCTACCCAAACTGCTCATTTGAACTCGCATTCCACCATAATTTCAGTTAGACAAGCAAGCATATTTATTTCCTGGTCTGCCACAAATGCGATCTGGTACTGATACTTAGCAATGATGAGCACAGCAGCAGGAATACTATTGTTCTCAAGGGCATTGTAAAGAGCATCATACACACGACGCAGTAGTACAGAAGAATCATTGTCCAGATTATCAACGACCCATTTACGTACTTCAGGGAAGTTCTTCTCTTTGAGATTCTTGACAAGATCATTTACAGATACATCAGAGAAAGAAGCAAGGATACCAGAATCAATTTCACCACCAACAGAGTATCTTTGACACTCATTCAAAACACGACGCCAATCAGGGAAGTGTTTGTTGATCAGTTCTACCAGGACCTTGTTATCATATTTAATATTTTCTGCAGCCAGGATTTCTTGGAGACGCTTGAAGAATTGTGCTGCAATACCTTGGCGTTCCTTTCCTTTGATTCCAAACTCAACAACTGCACATCTGCTGTGCAATGGTTCAATGATTTTGTTCTTGTAGTTGCAGGTGAAGATGAATCTGCAATTACCAGCAAATTCCTCAATAGACGCCCTAAGGAGGAGTTGTACATCATTGGTTGTGTTATCTGCCTCATCAATGATGATGACTTTGTGTTTAGCAGTCGCTGTAAGTGAGACGGTCGAAGCAAAGTTCTTCGCATTGTTTCTGACAGTATCAAGGAATCTACCTTCGTCGGATCCATTGATGACATATACATCTACTCCAAGTTCATTGCAAAGTGCTTTGGCAACTGTGGTCTTACCAATACCAGGAGGACCTGCCAAAAGCATATTAGGGATTTCACCCCTCTCCACAAAGTCCTTGAATGTCTTCTTGGTTTGTTCAGGAAGGATACACTCATCAATGGTTTTGGGACGATACTTCTCAACCCAAATAAAATCATTCATCTTTTTTACCACCCTTATTCATTTTTTTCAAAAGTTCCTGATATTTCCCTTTACCTTTTTCTACAAGGTGCCAAGGAGCATATAAAGGACCATCATAATCTTTTTTCTTCATGCCAAAGGTCTTACAAATTGTTCACTTACTATGTCAGTAGCACACATCATATCATACATGTATGTCACTGCAGCACGTGGGACAGTGTGATCTCCACAAGTGAAGACATCACATACTGCCATACCATTCTCTGGCCAAGTGTGAATGCTAATGTGACTCTCAGCAAGAAGAGCAATAGCAGTCACACCTTGAGGATCAAACTTGTGAGATGAGACATTCAGCAATGTGCTTTTGCAAACTTGTGCTGCATGAACAAGAACATTGCGAATGTGTGCTTCATCATCAAGTAGATTTTCAGAGCAACCTTTCAATGTAAAAAGGATGTGTCTCATCATCCAAAAGTGGAGTCAGGCTCCAGGGCAATGTAATAAGTCAGGTCATAGTTGGTGTTCTTGAAACTTGCAAGCAGTTTCTGAGAAACAATCACTTCATAGGTTCCAGGAATGATCTTGATGTTTTCTACCTTGAAGTTGAAGGTAAACTCAGATTCAGTTTCACCAACAACAATGGAGAAGTCATTGGAGGTATCATTCTTCTTGTCACGAACCACCAGTTGCACAACACCATTCTCACCAATGGCAGAGATGTCAGGGAGTTGATAGACAGATGCTGCTTTCAGCAGTTTGTCCAGTTGGTTGGTATCAAGTTCAAAGCAAACATCTTCAGAAGGAAGAGAGATCTCTTTGTTGGGAGGAGTAACAATTACATTCTCATCAGCAAAGAAGTACTTGGAACGCATACGACCTTCTTTGATGACAACATAACTGTCATTCTCAAAGTCAAGATCAGGACTGTGATGCAGACCAAGACCATTGAGGAACTGGTTCAGATCATAAATGCCAAAGTCCTTGGGGAACTCTTCATCCACAGTTGCTTCTGCCAGGATGTTCTTCATCACACTGATGGTGCGAAGTTTCTTACCTTCTTTGAAAAGAATGGACTGGTTGATGGAAGAGAAGTTCTTCAGGATGTTTACAGTTTTATCAGAAAGTTTCATAATTATCAGTAGAAGGCTTGTGGAGTCCAGAGAAGTGGTAGAGCAATACACAATAGTGAATTGCTTTCAGAATGTCAAGTTTGGACTTGCCATTCTTCTTACCAAAGCGAGAAAGATATTTGATTGCATTGGAGCGACAGAATGGTTCTGCATCTCCAATACTCTCAATCAGATCAAGAGTTTGTGTCTTTGACTCTTGAGAAGTGTAGTGGGCACGATAAGTCCCAGAGAGATAATCCTGAATTTCCTTCAGTGTGAGATCCTCTTCATACTTCCAGAAACCATTTTGGTTATTCATATCCAGTTTTAGTTCATTCACAACAGGTTCATTTGCATCATCTGGAATATCTGGATACATGGAATCCAGATATTCTTTTGTTGGGAGGGGTGTCCATTCAAACCCCTCAGGTGGTAGATGATCAGACATACTCAATCAATCATACAGTAAAGACCATACAGTTATTCTATCAAGAGCAACTTAGTTAGTCAAGTGGCATTTTCTCTCCAGTAGCAGTGTACTGGAATTGAACATCTCCATCAACCTTATCATAGAGTTCAAGGAATGCTTGCTTGGTTTCATCATCAAAACGATTCACACAAACTTGAATTGCTTTCTCTTTATCACCAAAGATAGAGTAAGCACGAATGATGTGAACCAAACGACGAGTGCTGATCACTTCATCAATACCACCATCATAGAAGGTCTTACGGATGATGTCTGCCCAGTCACAGAGACGCATACAGAAGGTAGCATCATAGACACCCAGTTCCTCAGAAACATTCTTCAGGATCTTTTGTTCAGAAGCAACAGAAGGATACTCTTGCTCAAAGGTAACAGGGAAACGCTCAAGGAATGCTTCATTGAGCACATTGGTTCCAACAAAGCGACCATCATCAGATCCTTTGCCTTTGGTGTTTGCAGTGGCAATCACATTGAAACCTTCAGCAGGTTTGACCAGTTTTCCAATCTTCTTCAGGAAAACTCCCTTACCTTCAAGGATAGATTGCAGACACAAGATCTTATTAGATGCCAGATCAAGTTCATCTAAAAGCAGCACTGCTCCACGTTCCAGAGCCTCCACGACGGGTCCATTATGCCAGACAGTTTCGCCACCAACAAGACGAAACCCACCAATAAGATCATCCTCGTCAGTCTCAATGGTGACATTCACACGAATGACTTCCCTATTTAGTTGAGCACATGCTTGTTCAACACCAAAGGTCTTACCATTACCAGACAGACCAGTGATGAAAGTGGGATAGAAAAGACGAGATTGAATGATCTTCTTGATGTCACCAAAATTACCAAACTTGACAAAAGTGGTGTCTTTCTGAGGAATAAGATTTTGTTCTACAGCAGGCAAAGCAGCAGGTGCATTATAGGTTTGTTCCAGTTTTTCTTGTACAGTCAGATTCCACTTACCATGACCAGACTTATAAGAAGCAAGTTTCTTAGTCACAGTTTGGTAGGTAGTTCCATTCATAGCACACCAAGCACGAACATCAGCAGTGGTGATGTCATCTCCATACAGTGCCTGGAGAGAAGTAACAATGTATTCAGTAGAGAGTGCCATTGATTGTTTTGTTCAACATTGATATTATAAACCCACCCCACCCTCAAAAGGGGATGGAGTGGACAGTGGATTGAGTGTCCTCAGACAATCAAATCAATAAATTCACCAAGAACTTTCTTATTTAGTTTTTTAGTCCTGAGAGATTTCTGAAATGCTGATTTGATTTGGGACTTAGTTGCATCATCTGCAACATCAAATTCTGATGATTGAGAAAGGGCACTGGAAGAAATACCAAAGTACTTTTCATATCCAGTGAATTTCATAGAGAAACTCTTCTGCTTCCTCCAAGATGCCATCAGAGCATCATATTCAGGACCAAGATTGAATCCACAATAACGCTTCATGAAATAACTTGCATCCCTCCCCTGAAGAACCCTGATTCCAATAAAGTTCACATCAGGAAACACATCATTCAGATCTTGGAGGAGAATACCAGTAAACAAATGATACTCAAAAGGAATCTTGAAAGTTTTTCCAGTTTTCCTGTTGCGATAGTAGTCATTGTAGGAATTGATGCGAATACATCCAACATAGGAATGATCAGAAGAACGATGGATGTTCTTACACTTGAGAAGATGACTTGCTTCACCATCAGTCAAAACAACACACTGAACCTTTTGGGTTTTGAATTGCTTCTTGAATAGAGGAATGATCTTATGGAGTGCCACCAGAGTTTCATTCAGAGGAGTTCCAGACAATCCAACACGAGGAGGACAGTGATACTGTTGATAGTGCTGAAGAGAATATGCAACCCTCCAGATATTATGCATCTGAGTATCAAGAATTTTACCAGAAACATCTGAAGTGAAGAACTCCATCAGTGAGAACCTATCATCAATGTAGAAGAATCCTTCATCTTTGTTGAAGTGAGGTTGCAGCATAATTGCTTTGCCTTCCTTATCATACTCAACCACATTGAACTCATAGGTGAAAGCATACACCTTGAAAGGAATACCAACCTTCTTACAGAACCACAGAAGATTATAGAGTTGCTTTAGGGTGTCCAGAAGAACTTCTCCCATAGAACCAGACCAGTCAAGAATAAAGATCAGACCATGGTTCTT